TATTCTGCTTCAAGGATTTTTTGAAGCCTATCAGCTCTGCCACCAGCGAAAAGATTTTGTTGAACTTTAGCACGAAGTTCTTGAGTTAATTCAGAGGTAAAATTTTTGATTTCGAAATCAGTTCCCTCTACAAGGCGTTCACGCATAGACTTCAAAATTCCCGCAGGAACTTCAGAAGATACCGTAATACCCTTAATGTCGGTTACTGTGTCTAAAAACTGCTTTTGAAGGTCTGTTCCAATTCTGTCAACCGTATTTGAGAAATTGATACCAGTTGGTGCTAATAACAAATTAACCGCCATAACCTCTAAAAGCACAATAAGTGCCTTGTGTAGCTTTTCGGACTTAGCTTTAGAGGCCATAATAGCCTGTCTTAAGTTAAGTGGTATGTCCTGCTGGGCTAATTGGAAACCGTTACCAACTTTTACAGCTCCTAGCTTACGAAGTTCCCTAGAAATGGCTGCATTAAAGTTGCCAGTAAATACGCCATCGGCATACCAAATTTGACCACTTTCTAAAACTAGCCTTAATACTTCCGTATCATTTTCTCTAATAGGAAGATCTTCTTCTCTAGCTTCTTCAAATATAGGATCAAAGACGACTTCTTTTAGATATTCCAAAAGGTCGGCTTCAATAAGATCAGTATATTGATCTTTGTGAACGATCGGGGCTAGAGTTCGTTTCACTTATCACTTTTTTCAGGCTTTTTATTTTCTTGAGATTTAGCCGCCGTCATTTCAACCATTGCCATAGGCTCAACGTCACGAATACCTTGAGATACTTCCGTATCCATTGGTAATAAATCTTCGGCTTTAAGCATCTTTGAAGCTTCGAGACCTGTGATTAGACGTTCTTGGAATTGCTGGATGATTCGGTTTTGCACTGAAGTCTTGACCTGTTCCTCTTGGACACCATCAAGAACTTTCAGAGGCTGCCACTTAATTTGATACTCAGGAATATACCCAAAAGCTTGCTTCATCCGCAGATCAATGATCTCGGTTAATACTGGTTCCGCGTCATTGCGGACTTGTTCTACAATCGCGTTGTAATTTTCTAGTGCGTCTTGTCCACCGCCAAAGCCTGTAGCTGATTGGCCGAATAATTTGTTCATCGGAATCTTTAGTGCCGATGATAAGTTTAAGCGTAGTTGTTCCCAGATTTCTGCTAAACCACCCCATGAAAGCTGCTTTTGCATATAATCGTCTTCAGCGTCCATCGCTAAAGCGTTCTGGTAATTCTTAAGACGATTAGCTAACATCACACGCTCTTGTGTGTTGCTAGTACCTTCAGGGGTTAAAAGGCTATCATTGAAGCCTTGAATCTTAAATACATCGATTTTTGCTTCATCGAGTAATTCAAAGATTAGATTTTCAAATTTTGTGAAAGAGTTGATTGCACGAATACAACGCTCAATTTCAGACATACCCCAGCCCTGTAAGCGTAAACGAATGTAAGAAGGAGCTTCTACACCAAGAACCTTGATTACGCGAGAACGGTGGAGTGGGATTCCATAAAAATTGAATGGAACTGGGTTACGCTCATCGAAAATGTTAGTTTGGCTAAGAATTAGCTCCCAGCGGTCTGCTGCGATAAATTCAAGCGGAGTATCGGCATTGATACTATCTACGTTTAATTCTGTCTGAAAGTCTTGATCTGTGTTAATAATTAGACCTGCACCACCATAAAGACGGCTCCAGTCTAAAACATTCATTGCTGTTGCAATATCGGACACCCCGCGGTGAATTGCAGCATTTGGATTAATTGGACGTTTAAACTTAATACTGCGGGTGCGAGTCCGCTTAATCATGTTTTGGATTAAATCGATCTCTTTTTCATCGAGTTCATCCGAAATAATCTCAATACCACCACGAAACGCGTCTTCAACTGGTTGCTTAATCACGGTCTGAATTAGACCGATACTCATAAATGAGTAAGAAAGTAAGATACGATTGAGCGTTAAAGGCGTGTAGGAGCTACTCTCTGCAAGGGTGAATGGCAGGGAAATGGTTTGTTGTCCTGTGGGGTCGCCGGCGAAGATACCTTCTAAAAGTTCATTCAAACCGTTTACCCTTTTGCTCGCGGGTGTCATGTATTCAAAATCTCTTGACGTATGGATATAAGTCTTTCAAGCATTAAATGTATCATGCAAACAAATACTCCAAGTAAAAAGCGTATAATGATCGGTATGGCGATAGGGGACGGCTCTACCAGATGGGAGACAAGTATGTCTCTTATGTCCCTCATAGCGTCAGGACTGCAAGACTTTGAGTTTGTCATAGTACCAATGGGGGGATGCGATGTAGCCCATGCCCGCAATTTATTGATTCATGCGTGGCGCACTCGCCACTCCGACTGTGGCAAACTCCTTTTTATTGACTCAGATGTAAAATTTACTGCCGATGACATACTTAGGGTAGTTCAATACCCTGTAGGTATCGTAGGCGGGCTTTATCCACGCTTAGGCAAGACTTTAAGCTGGTCTTATAACGGTTGGCTACGCTGGTCTAAGGAATTTCCCGAACTTTGGGAAGTTGTGGAACTTTGCACAGGTTTTATGTGCATAGACTCAGAAGTGATAAATACACTTGCCGTGAGCGGATTATGCCAGAATTTCACCATAGAGGACGTAGGTTTCCGCGGAGAGACCGCTACCGAGTTTTTCTGGATGGGAACTCTAGGTGGACGCAGATATAGCGAAGATTTTTACTTTTGTAAAATTTGCCGTGAAGTAGGGTATAAGATCTACGCCGACTCGCAAATACAGCTAGACCACATAAAAACTACTGGTATCCTGCAATTCTTCTTACCCGAGGGCAAAACTAAATTTGGAATCACCGAAATGGTTCCCAAAGTATAAAGAGGGAGTTGGATTGGATACCAGCCGTTTCCCCGATGCGCCGTGCACCTGTGTCCGCGTGACACCGCCCCTCATTAAAGGCGTTGAAGACCTGTAGGTAAGATGTCAATACAGATTAGTCATCAATGGCTCTAACCATATCAAAGCCGGGTTTTTCCTTTTGTAGTTCAAAAGCGTAATGATCCTCGGTATGGTTGTCCTGCCATGTGACTTGGTAAAGCATTACCTGATTCGGCGGTTTCCCGCGGTAAATGACACCAATTATGATTCCCGGCTCATCGGATATCTTTCTAAACACCACATCCGAAATACTGAAGGGGAGAACATCATCCATAGCTATTTCCTCTTCTTCTGACCCAAAACTTGCAAGATTGAAGTAGCTTTACCAAGTAAAAGACTTACTCCATCAGAAAAACAGTCCACTTGGTCATCTTGACTGGATTTGCCATCTTCGCGGAATTGAGCAAGTTCTATCTCAAAAGCCGATAACCAGCTCGCTTGTCTAGGTAAATACACCATACCTGTCTGCTGATAGGGTAAAGCCATCTTAACACGGCTTACTTTATCCTTTATGCGAATAATACCTTTCGCGGGTATGCCACGCTTACGAAGTTCAATCATCAGATTATAACCCGCTGCAGCTTCTTCCACTGCCACATAGCTCATCGGACTACCAGATCTGTTGTGTTTCTCGTATAATCGTCTCACGGCAACTAACATATCGTTCGGCGACCACTTTCCACGAATTTGATCTATAAGAAACGCCCTGTGCTGCGATCTGCCCCAGACCTGTGCAACCGAGTGATTATTTGCTTCTTTTGACTTTAACGCCGTATCGATAGTCATTATCTTAAGTTCTATCTTAGGCAGATCGGTTTGATCGTAATATTTGAAATCAGCCAGTTTAATTAAGTTACCACCCATGATGGTAGGCTCTTGCTGGTATTGAGCAGCGAACGCGAAAGGATTTACTCTCTGCGTATCAAGTAAGTCTTTTGTCGATATTGTCTCGGGGATCTGGCTTTCACCATCAACTAGGGCAGGAAAGCGGATAATCTCGCAGTCATTCGGGTAGTTTTCCATTACGAACCCCGGCAAATCATCCGTAGCCAGTCTCTGCGCACAAATTATGATCGGCGTGAACTGTGACGAGTTACGGCGGCTTTTGAGCGTGTTTTCAAACCAGAACCTGAGCTTTTCTCCTTCGACTCGAGAAAGAGCTTCATCTGGTTTAGCAGGGTCATCAATGACGATAAATCCTCCGGCTCTTCGCTTGAGTCCAGCTCCCAGTCCGGTAAGAGAACCACCAACGCCGTCACCATAGACCTTACCACCAGACGTTGTTGTAAAATGGTCAGATTGCCTGATTTTTCCAAGAGCAGTTGGAAATAGTTCCTTGTACCATGGAGAATCGATAACTTGTTGAATGTATCTAACTGACGTTGTCGCGAGTTCATTTGAATAGCAGGTATAAATTATCTGTGCATCGGGGAAAAATGCTAATGTCCAAGTCGATAAAGCCTCGAGTAGTTTAGTTTTACCTACGCGCGGGGGAATGTTAACAATAATAAAACTCTTATTTAGTTCTCCAAGTACCGCTTTTTCCAAAAGCTCCGCAGCTCCTTTGTGTAAAGGTTTAAGCGGAAGCTCCAGATTGTTTAGTGGTACAAACACATCACGGAAATACTCCCAAAAGCCGATGAACTGATCAGCGTTTTTCATCAAAAGTTTTCAAACGTGTTCGGTATCACTTCAAGCCCACCACCAAACTTGATGATGAACAAATGCGCTTCATCAAGTGTAGCAAATGTTTTTAAGTGTCGGCCTGTGTTGCTTGGTATCCAGATTGCGTATGGGTTCATTTTTATCCTATTGGGTCTTCTTCAATTACTTCACTTGAAATTTCTATCGCAGCACTCGGCTCCAAGTCAATA